CAAAACTATGACAAAAACAGCTACAGTCACAGGAGTTGTTGTAGGGGCTTTCGACTGGATGAAGGCTATGCTGTGGAATATATGGGCAAGCATAGTCAACGCGATAATATCTGCTATAAATGGGATAATAAGAGGGATAAACGGGCTTATAAGAAGTGCTGCAAAAGGACTGTCCAATTTTGCGAACATATTCATAGATGCATTCAACTGGATAATGCGTGAGGCGGATAAGTTCATTAACGGACTTTTAAAAACAATGAGTGGTGCGGCACCTCTGTTATCTGCAATTGGAATAAATCTGCCTACCTCGACAGGAGGAGCCATGCAACTTGCAAGGGCTAATTTCTCAGCACCTCAGATAGCAGAAATAAACTATAAGCTTGACAAAAAAGATGCAGGTGCTGCATACAGAAAAGGTGCAGAAAGAGGAAATGCAAAGCAGAAAAAATGGGAAAATGACTTAAAGAACGGATACAAAAATGCAAAAGATATGGTGAAAGATGAACTTGGAGACCTCGGAGGAGGAAAAGGACTTGATCCGGCCGGAACTGGAATGCCAGGTGGAGGCGGTGGTGGAGGAAAAGACCCTAACGGAGTAGGGAAAAATACAGGAAAAACCGCTGACAACACAGGGAAAATGGCCAATAGTCTTGAGGATACGGAAGAGGATCTGAAATATCTGAGGGAACTAGCGGAGCAGGAACATATCAATCAGTTCACAACTGCCGAAATAAAAGTGGAAATGAACAATAATAATACGATAGAAAATGAAGCTGATATTGATAAAGTGATAAATAAACTGACTGAAAAGATAGAAGAAAAAATGAATATTGTGGCAGAGGGGGTGCATTAACATGTATGATATTTATATTGACAGAATGCTGATTCCGGCAAATCCTGATAAGATAACATACAGCATGAAGAACAGAAATGAAACTGTGTCGCTTATAAATGCGTCTGAAGTGAATCTGCTGAAGTCCGAAGGGCTTAAGGAAATATCGTTCAAAATTGTCCTCCCTGCATTCAGATACCCTTACTTAAATACTTTGCAGGGATTTAATAAGCCCGGATACTATTTGGATAAACTTCAGCGACTGAAAAGGGACAGGAAAGTGTTTCAGTTCATCGTGTCGCGTAGATATCCGAACAGGAAGGGGTATTTCAACACAAATATGAAAGTCACGCTTGAAGAGTTCACATATTCCGATGACACTGACGAATTCATGGACATCCCTGTCGAAATTAAGCTTAAGGAATACCGCGACCCTAGGGCAACAGCTCTGACAATACTGGATGACAAGATTTCGGGGTTTATCACGAAACCTCGTGCAGTAACAGCGATACTGGACAGGATAGTTACAACCGAGGCAGGGGAAACTCTGTGGAACATATGCCGTCAGCATACAGGAGGACTTGAGAAAATGGCAGAGGTCATGAAACTTAATGCCTTCGATAAAATAACGGATTTTATCCCGGGGCAGAAAGTGAGGCTTAAAGAATGAGCGTTATACCGGATTTGAAAGGAATCAAACTGATAGACTTGAACAGGGAAAGCTGGATTAATGCGGCAATAAAACAGTCGGTCGGAAAATTTGAACTTGAAAAAGACATCGAACTGACAGTAACACTGGAAAATGGACAGATTATAATCCCGCTTGTAACATCACTTGAATGGACAACGGAGAGAAAAGGAACTTGTGGAGTGCTTGAATTTGAAGTGCTGAAAGAGGAAATAGAATTTACTGAAGGGAACAGGGTATCCGTGAAATACAAGGATGTCCCTTTTTTTCTAGGCTATATTTTTAAGCGTAGCAGGACAAAATCAGGCAAGATTAAAGTTACCGCATATGATCAGCTGAGGTACTTAAAAAATAAAGATACATACGTATTTAAAAATGTGACAGCAACGGAAATAATAAAAAGGATAGCGGAAGATTTTAAACTTGAAGTCGGGGAGCTGGAAGACACGGAATTTAAAATTGAAAAGAGAATAGAAGATAACAAGACTTTATTTGACATGATACTGTATGCACTTACTGAAACATTATATAACACGAAGAAACAGTTCATTTTTTATGATGATTATGGAAAGCTTACACTTAAGGAAGACGAGAAAATGAGGATACTTGACCTCATTCTTGACGACAAGAGTGCAACTGATTATAAATACAGCACAAGTATAGACGACAAGACGTATAATCAGATAAAGCTTTTAAGGGTCAATAAAGAGGCAAAAACAAGGGAAATATACTTAGTAAAAGACCCTTTTAATATAAAATCATGGGGTATTTTGCAGTACTTTGAAAATGTGGACGAGAAAATGACTGAGGCGAAAATAAAGGAAAAAGTGGAAAGTCTTTTAAAACTGTATAATCACAAAAAAAGAACTTTCGCGATGGAAAATGTCTTCGGCGACATAAGGGTCAGAGGTGGCTCAAGTATGCTCATAAAACTTAATGTCGGGGATATAGTAGTGCAGAACTATATGATAGTGGATAAAGTTAAGCATAAATTTGAATATCAGAAACATGTAATGTCTATTGACTTTATAGGACAGATGGGAATAAAGGAGAGTGATAAGAATGGCGGAACTGGTACAACTGTTGAAAGAACTGTCGAAAACAACGAATGATGCGGGAGAACCGTTCGAGCACAGAAAAGGCACAGTAGAATCTGTGAATCCTATCAGTGTCAGAGTAGACCAGAAGCTGATACTGGAAAAGGACGATCTTATTCTCACTCATCTTGTCAGGGACTATGATGTTGACATCTCGGTTAGTCATGAAACAGAAGATTTTGAGCTTGTAGAAGGTGCTCTGACAGATATTAAAAGTCATAAGCACGAATATAAGGGCAGAAAACGGATAACTGTCCATAACGGACTGAAGGTCGGTGAGGACATCGTGCTTTTAAAAGTACAGGGAGGACAGACTTACATTGTGCTGGATAGGTATAAAGACCCTCATACGGAAGGAGAGTGGTTGTAATGATACCTCGTAACGACGGACTGACTTCAGACATCAGGATAATAGAACGACCCACAAAAACTTATAAAATGGATTTATCAGGAAATGTCATAGAAGGCTATACGGATGAGCTGAAAGCAATGGAACAGGCCATATATAAGATAATAAGGACAGAGAGATATAAACATATAATCTACTCGTGGAATTATGGGATAGAGCTTGAAGACCTGTTCGGAATGCCTGTAAGCTACTGTATCCCTGAAATTGAAAGAAGGGTAAAAGAGGCATTGGAACAGGATACTAGAATACTTGACGTGACAGATTTTGAATTTGAGACATTAAGAAGAGGAACGGTGCATGTCAAATTTAAAGCAGTCACAATTTTTGGAAATCTGGAACTGGAAAAGGAGGTGCAGATAGCTTAATGTTTGAAGTAATGACTTACGAAAAAATAATGGAACGGATGCTTGCAAGAGTTCCGAACAGCATGGATAAAAGGGAAGGCTCAGTCATGTGGGATGCCCTTGCCCCTGCCGCAAAAGAACTGGAGGACATGTATTTTGCATTATCAATAATACTACAGGAAACTTTTGGGGATACGGCCAGCAGACCTAATCTGATAAGAAGGGCAAGTGAAAGAGGGATAACACCTTACAAGGCAAGTAAAGCGGTATTGAAAGGTATTTTTGACATAGAAATACCACTGGGTAGCAGATTTAATTTGGACGAGCTGAACTATACAGTCACAAAATTTATACAGCATAACACAGGTACAAATCTGTATGAGTATCAGGTTGAATGCGAAACTCCCGGAAGGGATGGAGGAAGAAAAACAGGAAATATAATCCCGATTGATTATATTAACGGGTTAGGACGTGCTGAGATAACGGAACTTTTAATTCCCGGACAGGATGAAGAGGAGACAGAAAAGTTACGGCAACGGTACTTTGATAGTTTTAACATGAAGGCATATGGAGGGAACATATCTGACTATAAACTTAAAGTGCACGAAATCGAGGGCGTGGGAGCTGTTAAAGTAACTCCGGTATGGAATGGTGGCGGAACTGTTTTATTAACCATACTTGACAGTGATTTTAATCAGGCAAGCCCTACTCTGATTAAAAAAGTACAGGATACAATGGATCCGACAAAAGACGCTAGAGGTCTCGGGGTTGCACCGATAGGGCATATTGTTACAGTACAGGGTACAAGCAATGTTGCAATTAACATTCATACAAGCATCACGTTTGAGCCTAATTTTTCATGGGCACTTGTAAAACTGAAGGTCGAGGAAGTGGTAAAGAACTACTTGCTTGAACTGAGAAAAACATGGGCATTGAAAAATGAAAAAGTGAGTAATAATTTGGTTGTAAGGGTGTCACGTATAGAAGCAAAAATACTCGACATAAATGGGATTTTGGACATTCAGAACACAACAATTAACGGGAGTCCTAACAATTTACAATTGACAGAGTATCAGATTCCTGTATGGGGAGGTATCACAGTATGACGATTTTAGAAAATATTAACGTCAACCTGTTGTCGTACCTCCCTCAATTTATGCAGGAGTACAGGGAGATTAGGCGGATAATGGAAAGTGAAGAGCCTGAACTCAAGTTGCTGTGGGAACTGCTTAGAAAGGTGTTTAATAATCAGTTTATACAGTACTGTGACGAAGACGGAATAAGCAAGTTTGAGGAGATGCTGGGACTGCACAGGTATGAAAATGATACGCTGGAAATCAGAATTTTTAGGGTTTTAACTTATTGGAACGACCAGATACCATACACTTGGCGTGTACTTGTGAACAGAATGGATCAGTTGTGCGGAACAGGGAACTATGAGCTGAGACCAAATTTTAACGCATATGAACTTGAAATCACTACTAAGTTTGACGATGCGAAAAAATATGACGAACTGAACAACATGCTCAAAACAATATTGCCTGCAAATTTAGGATTTAACAGTATTAATATACTTACACCGAAAACTGAAAACAGGATATATATAACGAACGGGGTAATAAATTATATGAAATACGAAATAAGTGCAAAACTACCTGATGCGGTATTTAAGATATTTGCAACATCAGGATTTATGCATGGTAAAAAATATGTGATAGGAGGTTAAAAAAATGGCAATTTTTAAAGACACAACCATAACAGATAACGGAAGGGCTTTGATAGCAAGTGCACTCGGAAACAACAAGCAGATTACGTTTACTCGAATGGTTACATCAAGTAAGGTTTACAATGATACTACTGATGTGTCAAAACTCATAAATGTCGATGAAATAAAGCAGACAGTCAATCTGTCGAGGGTAAGTCAGGAAGGCACTAAAGTAAGACTGAATGCGATATTTACAAACGCATCTGTTAACAGTGCGTATAAAATTGAAACAATAGGACTGTACGGAAAAATAGATTCGGGAAATGAGATACTGTACAGTGTGACAAGAGCGACAGAGGCTGACACAATGCCCGCAACAAACGGGATTAATCTGGCCACGGTCGAAATAGATTTGATAACTGAAATAAACAATTCAAATGGAGTGACAATGGTTATTAATCCATCTACTTTAGCAACACTGTCAACTCTGCAGGACTACATCAAGCATGAAGAAAAAATGAACTGGATGGGTACGGACGGATATGGAGGGCTATTGCAGGATGTGGGAACTAAAAAAGTAGGGATAGCATACTATGATAAAGCAAATAAGCAGATGGTTGTCCCAACTGTTGAAAATAATTTAACTTATTTTGAGGGGTCAAAATTTATTCCGATTTCGGACTATCAGAATGCAAAGAAATTGGAAAATTTATCCAGTGTTGAAAGCTATGCGATAGATTCAAGGCTCACGGTCGGAGTAATTCACAAAATTGGAAATATTTGTATTCTGACTGTAGATTCCAACGAAGTTTACAACGGTCGGAATTACGGAGAAGTGCTTTTTAATATCCCTGAAAAATTTCGTCCAAAGTTCTTAACTCCAGTCAGCGTTGGAATAATTAATTCTGCCAGTGGTGGAGCGGCTCACATAGAAACAAACGGTAATGTAGTGTGGCGTGGGGCACGAACAAGCTCCGCGTTATATATTAATGCGGTATATTTAGCTAAATAAACTTAGCTTAAACAATATAACTAACAGAAAAAATAATACTGGCAGAATTGACGGTTGCACCTTTCCACTTTCCAATTCCGCTAGGTTCAATGTAAACTGTTCCGTTCGAAGTGTTATATTGCGAAGCGTTTACGGACAAAAATGTCTTTGGTTTAAAACCGTCAGGGATTTGAAAAATTACAGTGTTATCATTAATATTTCTTAAAGCGTTACCACTGTCAAATATTATAGTTACAATATTCCCAACTTTTTCTACAATATTACATGTAGTTCTGCCTTGCCCTATTGCTTCCGCATGCACATAAAGTTTCGCTTGCTGAACTTTGGATAAATTTTCCACTTTATCCAAAATAGGCTTATTACTTATCGCCCTGAATTTAGATCCGTCATTGTAAGTCAAACTATTATTCACAATGCACTCGTAGTAGTACTTTAAAGCTTTATCATAGTAAAATTTCCCTGTTGTCTTTGTTCCTGTATCTTGTATATTTCCTCCAAATTCCAGCCCCATGATTTTCGCCAATGCCTGTATTTCCAAATATCTTCTATCTGCTGATTCTCTTGTTAAATAAGTCATAGAACTGTCTATTGTTACATTTAAAGTAGCAGCCTGATCAATTATAATAATGCACTTTTCTACAATATCAATAGCATTTTTCCCATTGTAAACTGGAATATAGTCGCCATCTGTTCCTTTATTGTATGCATACAATATTTCAGTTCCTGAATCGTCCTGAGCATATATTCCCATCTCAGAGATTTTAAATGAGTTTCTTATAGTGCTTTCTCCAGTTCCTGTCTTATTTGACACTATAAAAGTAAATTCCACTATTCCATTTTCTTTTCTTTCATAACTGTTTACCGGAAATTCATTTCTTTTATCCAATAAATCTGTTAACTCCCTATCATTTCCTGTGTTGTATCCTGCTCCAATCTTAAACTTTGTCACATTTATTTTTGTCTCGTTGTTTATTGCCTTTGCAAGAAGTTCCCTTCCTTTGTTAGTCAATATCCAACCTATGTAATTAGCCATTTTTACCTCCTTCTTTTTTTTTTAATTTCTATTTTTTTTTTTTTTTTTTTTTACTTTATTATTCCTTCACTTAAATTCTGCTCCATCCAAGGAAGTTCAAAGTTTCTTTCATTCAGAATATTAATTATCTGCTTTTCAGAAAATATTCCTATATATTTTCCAAACTCTGCAGTCCTGTCAAATGTTAAAGCTTCAAGCCAGCTACGCTCATTCTTATATTCATTTACTACATCCAGTACTTTCAAATAATCTTTTTCATCTTTCAGTTCTCCCAACGTAGATATTTTAAAGTAGCCCGGTCGTCCTCCGTATTCAAACCATTCTTTTATTTCTGCATTTCCAAAGAGTATTTTACAGATAGCCTTAACACTTCCAAGTGTGCCTTTGTTAAAATGTGCAATTACAGCTATTTTTACAAGTTCCCTTTTATTTTCAAGACTGGAGTTTTCTCCTACATAGTCAACATGATATTCCCATAATAGGTAATCAATCTCAGTTTCTGTAAGTTTGTCAATGTTCAGAAAAAACTTATCCATAATCCTTTTCTTCTGATTTGATATTGCGTAGTCTATAGATTCATAAATCCATCTTGTCCGTTCATCAGTCAGAGTTGAGCTTGCAGCTATATAAGTTAATTTCAAATCCTGTACAGTTATCATAGCTCCTCAACTCCCTGATAGTTACTTGTTATACCGTTATTTATTCCAATCTGATTAAAATTTAATTTTTGGAATGCAGGGCTTCTTAGTACCACTCTTTTTACTCCAGCAATTTTTAATCTTTTAATCAGTTCATCCGGATTAATATCTTTACCTATTTTTTCTTTCTGCCAGTTAATAAATTCCTGAATGGTTTTATCAACATTAGATTTTATTATATTTACAAGTGTTTCATTATCCTTATCAATATAATAATCAAAATCTATACTATAACTGATTTTATTTGGCTCTTTGATATTTACATTGTCAGTCAGAGGACGCACATTTTCGTCATTTAGTACTGCTTTTACTTTTTCCTTAAGCTCCTGACTTACTGAGCCTGTGTCAGTCCAAATATAGACATCTACATTAGTAGCACTTGGCGAATGGACTTTGACATCAATAATATTTGTACTTGCTGTTTTAGTCCAGAATGCATAAGCTCCAGAACTGCCTGCTGTTGTGAAAGATTCAGGAATTTCCCTTATTCTTTCCCTGTAGCTTTCATCCGCTTCTTCATTTGTTCCAGAATTAGTTTCAGTTATGTTCTCTACCTTTTCATAGTTCGGAAATATATCCACCATGTCTTTTATCTGTCCGACTGGTATTCCATTTCCAACTGTTCCCGCTTTATTACATGTAGCTTTTCCATCAACAAATAAATTACCTTTTAATATCTTGTATTCCTCATTTGTTTCAAAATAAAGTTCATTGTAACGTATTCTTGAGCCCTTAGGAATAACTATGTCAATTGCCTGTATCGAAGATATATAAAATCTAAAAGTCGCTATTGCCGGTTGTTCTACCAGCCTTTTACCTCTGTTCCCATATATTTCTCCTTTCAGGTCAAGTCTTTCATTTCTGGCATATCTCAGATAGTTCTGCTTAATGTCATCATTATATTTCTCTTCAAGCAAAGCTAACTGATAAGCAACTGTACTGAAAATTAATGTCTCAGGACTTGCTTCAGTCAAAGTTCTTCCGCTCAGTTCCTGAAACTTGTCTATCATATCTCTTTTTATTTCCCATGCATCCGAATCAATTACTTCATAATCTTCAAAATCACTCAATCTCTATCACCTCAATTCCCAATGTAATTTCAAATTCATTCCTATACTTGTCTTTCATTGTTAT